CCAAGTGACCGTAGGGGGCCTTGCCCCCTTTCATATATAAAATAAAACTTTATGCGTTTACAATTTTGGTATTCTAAGGGTGTAAAGCAGTGGCATTGGACACTACACACCCGACATTACGCCCCCAAAGGGCAGAACTATTATCATACCTCTGGATCAGGAACTGATGTAAGAGAGGTAATGGATAAGGTTGCAACAGAGGTCGAACAATTAGTTGAAGATAGAAATAAAAATGTTTGAAGTCAATCCAGAGTGTGAGATTACTGCTATCACAGACATAGGCGCAGATGACAGAAGTGCTGTGGTCATAGATAACTTTTATAAAAACCCCGATGAAGTAAGACAATTAGCATTAAAACTAGAAAGAAGGACAGATATTCCATTTAATAATCATCCGAATGGTATTCAAAGGGCAGCTTATGAAACTGGAGAACTGAGAAAGAATGTAGAACACTTAGTAAAACAAATTTGTTTTGATGATGAACATTGGGGCAGAAAATGCGATAGACCAACTCTTGAAGAAAATCTGTCATATATGTGGTTTCTTGTGGAGTATCTGAATGAACAGGTGATGATAGACCAACCAGATCGACTCATACCTTTTCAGTTGTGGTATGAACATAACCCATCTCCCTTTCAATTTAAGATAGAGATATATTTAAACCCTGAGAAAGAATGTTTTGGTGGTACAAACATATGGAACTTTGCTGGAAAGAATGCCATCGTTGAAGATATGAAGGCAATGTATGCCACTAAAAAACATTTTGATATTATAAAAGATGTTTATGACTCTAAATTTACTTGGGGTAGAGAGTTTACTTTTGGTATGAAATATAATAGGGCAGTAATCATTCCCGCCGATATATTACAGGCGCCAATCATGAATACAGGTAAATTTACTGACATAGATAGGATAACACAGGCCATATTCATATAGATACTTATTTGTATCTGTCTAAATAGGTTAGAAGAAATTTATAGTAAGAAGGTAAAATGCCTCTATCAAGATTAGAAAACTTTCTGAAGAACGCAGAGGGAAATATACTATATGTTAATCCCAGTGACTTCGATGCTACTGACAGCATAGAAAATAGAGGTAATTCTCAAACAAGACCCTTTAAAACCATTCAGAGGGCACTGATTGAAGCTGCAAGGTTTTCATATCAGGTTGGTAAGAATAATGATAAAATTGACAAGACAACTATTTTAGCCTATCCTGGCGTACACTACATTGACAACAGGCCTGGATTTACTGTTACAAATAGTGGTGGAAATGCAGAATACAAGTGTAGAAAGAATGCTGGATATCAAACTACAAGTTTAACTCAGTTCACAACTGAAACAAACTTTGATGTATTAGACCCTAATAACGAACTATACAAGTATAATAGTACCGAGGGTGGTGCTATCATGCCTCGTGGTACATCTATCATTGGTTTAGATCTTCGTAAAACTAAATTAAGACCACTATATGTTCCCGATCCTAGCGATGAAGCTATGGAGTATGCTGGTTTAATTAGAGTTACTGGTACTTGTTATTTTACTGCCTTCACTATATTTGATGCAGATATTACTAAGACTGCATACTATGACTACGATAGTAATACAAAAACTCCCTCATACTCTCACCATAAGTTAGCAACATTTACTTATGCTGATGGTATCAATAATGTCTTGATTGATGGTGTTGACAGTGGATTAACTGACCTTGATATGTTCTACTTCAAGGTTGCAAGAGCATATGGTGATGCCTCTGGTAGACCAGTTGGTGATTACCCAACATTTGATGACTTTGAACCAAGTGTAGATGAATTTAGAATTGTTGGAGATTTACAGTCAGACCCAGTTGGTGTTACCTCTATTAAGGCGGGTGATGGTAACACACCAACAGCAACTATTACCGTTAATACAAATAAAGCACACGGACTGTTCAAGGACACTCCTGTCTTAATTGCTGGTATTACGACTGCAATTACATCTTACAATGGTTCATTCCTTGTAGGTGATATACTAAGTCCCACTCAGTTTACATTCCAGACTCCAAATGTTCCTGGCAATGCTTTACCAACTGCACAGGAAATACAGAACTCTAGTGTTATTGTAGAATCAGACACAGTTGGATCTGCATCACCCTATATCTTTAACTGTTCACTCCGATCTGTATTCGGTATGAACGGATTAGACTGTGATGGTGACAAGGCAACTGGTTTCAAATCTATGGTTTGTGCTCAGTACACTGGTATTTCAATCCAAAAAGATGATAATTCATTCATTCTTTATAATCCCACAACTGCAATATTCAATGATACTACCACAGTAGCTGAGTCTGAGAAACCATTACACTCAAACTCAAGAGCGATATACAAACCAAACTATGAAACTTCTCATATGAGAGTGAGAAACAATGCTGTTATTCAGTTAGTTTCTGTTTTCGCTATTGCATATGCTAGACATTTCCATGCAGAGAGAGGTGGTGACGCTTCAATCACTAACTCTAACTCCAACTTTGGACAGACTGCACTTGAGGCAAGAGGATTCCGTCCAGACTCATTTGATAGAGATGATGTAGGTTATATCACACATATCATACCACCAAGAGAGATTGTAAGAGAGGACTCCACAGTATCTTGGTTGACTATTGATACAACAAAAACCATTGGTGTTGGTGTAACTGATAGACTTTATCTCTTTGGATATAATAATGATGAGATCATACCCCCACACGAGATTGATTCATTTAAGATCGGTGCAAGAAAAGATGACAGACTATTCTTAAGTCTCGTTAATACATTATCTGGCCAAGCAGTACAAGAAACTTATGAGTCACCTATACTCATGCAAGTTTCTAGTGGTATTGGAACTTCATCAGTAAAAGAGTACGAGGTCATTAGAAATTCTGGTGTTAACGCCATTATCTCTAACGTAATACAATTTAAGACCAACCATCAATTAGTCAATGGAGAGAAGATAAGAGTATTCAGTAATACTGGTGAAACTCCAAGTGGTATTATCAATGACAAGATATACTTTGCTATATCTGGTGGTACACTTGCTGCAGATAGAATACAATTGGCATCTACATTTAACGATGCTGCCTCTCGTAGACCTATCACTGGTATATCAAATGGTGGTGGTAAACTAACTGTTAGATCGACTGTATCTGATAAGAATCCTGGCGATCCTGGCCACCCAATGCAGTTTGATGAGACTACTTATACTATTGGTGGCGTATCAAATACTGTTGGTGGTTGGTATGTTTTAGGACACCCTAGTACAACATTCAATGGCATATTCCCTGCCCTTAATACTATTGGTGTGGGTGTTATTGGTGAAGAGACAGGAACGACATTTATCAAACGTAGAGTAGACAACAGAGGTTTACTTGATAGAGTTTACAGAGCAAGATATGTTATACCAAAAGAACACATCAATGCTCGTGCTCCTAAGCCTGGTTTCATTCTACAGGAATCTAAGACAGTTGGTGTGGGTAGTGCATCATTCTTGAGTGCAGACTTGAGTAACCCAACTCAACTTAAGAACGTCAAGATAGTTAAGACTGCTGCGTATAGTTCTCAAACTCTTACATATACCACAGAAGAACCACATAGATTACAAAAAGGCGACACTGTAACAGTCAGAAACATCAATAGTGTTAATAATAGTATAGGTAATCCAAAGTTAGGATACAATGGTGAACACCCTATTGCAGACGTTATATCAACAAAACAATTTACTGTCACTGGTATTACCACAGATCCAGGCCTATTCCTCAATCAGGTAAACCAGAGAACTACACAACAACAAGTAGAGGCACTACCGACTGTTCAAAGATCTAAGGCATCTGATAGTTTTGCAGTCTATAGAGTACAGGAGAACAAACCTCATGTGCCTGGCACATCTGGACAAGATGGTGTTTATAATGTCATCTTAGTATGTTCATCAATACCACTAGATAAGGATCTAGGTTTTGGTGTATCAACTAAATCATTCTCACAGGACGTAAGAAATCTATATCCACAACAGGATAGAGACAACTACGACTCAGATCCAGAACCAAGTGTAACTCATGCTAGTGCATCAGTTATTGGTGATGTTGTAACAAGTGATAAAAAGAGATCAATCACCAAAGAGTCTCTTGGTTACTTCATGCAAGGCCAACAGGTAGGTTTCGCTGCTACAGGTGCGGTTATCACTGGTACAGGTAATACCACTGTTACTTTATTTACTGAAGTAGAACATAATTTTAACTCTATCAAATCAGTATCACTTGTAAATCCTGGCGCTGGATATAATAATGGATCAGGAATCGCAACAGTCATATATGCTGGAGATTTAGAAAATGCTGCTCTCATAGGACAAAATGCAGCTGCGAAAATTACAGTATCCTCTGCTGGTACTATTACAGACGTATCTCTACTTGATGGTGGTTGTGGTTATGGTATAGGTAATACCATGACTGTATCATCATTCCCTGCTGGAGCTCCTACTACTGCTGGTGTTGTTTCAGTCACATCTATCTTTAATAACATAGGTGATGGATTAAACTTAACTGGTTTTGAAGATCCAAAACTAAATGGTACATTCAAGATCGTAGATATCCCTACATCCAAATCAGTTTCAGTTGAGATAGGAACTGCAAGAAATCTTGAACCATACTTCAAAGAGAGAGATGATAGAAGAGTTCCAACTTATCACTTAGCTAATATTGGTGTTGGTATAACTTATATTGATGTTACAGGTGCTACTGGTCTTACAACTATCAGAGTTGACAATAACCACTCACTCGTGCCTGGTAACGCATTTGTCATTCAAGGAACTAAGAACTCATTGTTTGATGATAGAAAACTTGTAGTTGATGGTGTGGAAGATGATATACCACTCAGAAGTATTACATGTAATGTTGGTATCATTACATCTGGTATCGCAACATCATATCTAACGACTGACACAAGACTGTTTGGTACTGGTATATCTGCAAACGGCAAGTCATTGAGTGCTGGTGAAAATAATTTGGCTGGTAGAGGTTCATACTTCTATACAGGTATATCTACAACTCTTAATGCTCCTCTAACTTCTACTGATACGACAATTACATTGTCATCAACGGAAGGTTTCAAACGTGGAGACTATTGTATCATAAGTGGAGAGATAGTAAGATTTACTAACGATAATATTAACAACATCCTTCGTGGACAATTTGGTACTCTTGCATCTTCAGCCGCAACAGGGACTACGATTAAGAAGATTAAAGTTCTTGCTATGGAACTTCGTAGACCTTCGATCCTTCGTGCATCTGGTCATACATTTGAATATCTTGGTTATGGATCAGGAAACTACTCTACATCATTACCACAGAAACAGGACAGAGTTCTGTCTGATACTGAATCACTGACTGCACAGAAGAAAGAACTAGATGGTGGCACAGTTGTTTATACTGGTATGAACGACTCAGGAGACTTCTTTACAGGATATAAGAAACTATCATCTATCACAGGTGAAGAGGAAGTTCTTGAGGCGCCAGTGTTCACCTATGTTGGTGATGATGCAGAGGCAGAGACAATCAAGAGAGCGGCTGGTGTATTTGATGAAGTACTAATCAGAGAATCACTCACAGTTGAGGGTGGAGACAATAACAATAGAACTACTCAGTTCTATGGCCCAGTCAACATGACTGAGAAATTGACTAACACATCTGATGATGGTATTGAAACTGTAAACTTAAACATTAGAGGAGATGCCCCACAGGGTAAACTCATCACTGTTGGTATATCTACCCCAGTAAATGCTGCAAGATCAGGTGACATATCATTTGCTGGTGTTCCTAATGCTGGTGGATACTTAGGTCATATCTTTGCAGAGGGTGAGTGGAGAAGATTTGGTGCAGTTTCACAGGAAACAAACAGATCATTCTATAAGTTTGATCAGATAGGTATTGGACAGTCTGGTGTTGGTGTATTCAACTTCAAGGATTCACTTGAGGTCAATGGTGTTGCCAAGATCAAAGATTTGTTTGTGTCAGGTGTGGTTACATTTGCCGCTGATCAGTCGTTCGCTGGTGTATCTTACGACAGTCTTGTAATTAAGAAGAACGCAAACTTCTGGGGATACAATACTACAGGTGGTATATCCTATGAGGGAATCCCTTGGGAAAATCATGGATACTATACACAGGTGCATGAGGCTGGTACTTCCAGACTTTACAACATGGAAGTTGTTGGTACATATACTACATTCAAACCTTCATCTGCCATACACTTTGAGGGGCCATGGAAGTCTACATTTGCTGGTGTAAGTACATTTGCTGGTACACTTAAGGTTGGAAACCTTGAGAGTACAGGTGGCACATTCAATGGTACATTTGTCAATGCAGATAATGGTTCATTTGGAACTCTTGAAGCAGTCAACCAGTTATACGCAAAGGTCGGTCTTGTCACTGATTTACACGTTACAGTCGGTGTTGTAACTAATGGACTGTATGCTGATATTGGAATCACAACTCTATCTCATGTTGGAACAGAATATGTAAATTCCGCAAACATTTACACTGGTCTTGCAACTAACTTTGAAGTTACTAACCAACTCACAGTTTCTAACGAGACTGTCACTAATGCAACTATTACTAACCTAACAGTTCCTTCTGCTGGTGGTGGTAATGCAGATATTGAACTTGCAAACATCGCTGATCTAACCTGTACAGACATCACATTTACTGATGACTTAATCGGGCCTGACGCATATTTCTCTAATGATGTTGATTCTGATGGATTAACTACAAGATATATTGGTAGTAAGTACCCTGCAAACCCAGGCAGTGAGGCACAACAACTAACTGTATTTGCTAACGCTGGTATCTACACTTGTATCGTTGGTTTCGCTGCAACCATAGAGAGAATCAATATGGTGCCTGGTGGTGATGGACTTTGTGCTCCAAAACTCACCGCTGATGTTGGTATTATTACTGCATTGAACGCTGGTGCTACTGGTAGTATGAGTATTGATGCTGGTTCTGCTGGACAAATTAAGTCATTCCAGTTTGAGTCGATAGCAACTAACGTACCTCCTATCAAGACATCATCTAGTGTCAAGTGTATAAACTTGAACGCTGACTTACTTGATGGTCTTACAATGATAGACAGCAACTGGACATCAGGTGCATCTATCATGGGTAGAGACTCTAATGGTAGTACAAAGGTCAAGGACATTACTGCAACTGGTATATTCCAAGGCGGATCAGGTGCTTTCCCTAATGGAATCACTGGTAACAATGCTACTATTGGTGGTACTAACGAAATCTCTAACCTAACTGTCACAGGCACATTTACTGCTGACACTGGAACTCAGTTTAATGGTAACTCACTTACAGCCACAACTGCAACAAACGTGGTTGGTGGAGCAAATAGAATACCATACAACAACGCATCTAACACAACAACCACTGATACTGATTTACAGTTCAATGGAACTAAGATGACTGTTAAAGATCTTGAGGTGACAGGTTCATTTACTGCTAACATTGCCCCTCTAGTTCCTGACTTAGCAAACAACGTCACTGGTGATGCAAATAGAGTTTTATATAATAGTGCTAACAATGATACAGTCACTACAAACAACTTACAGTTTGATGGTAGTAACCTAACAGTCAATGGAGACATCACTGCCTTCGCATCTGACATGAGATTAAAGACAAACATTGAACAGATTGAAGGTGCTGTTGCTAAGGTATGCAGCCTTAGTGGATTTGTATACGAGTTCAATGAAGTAGGTAGAGAACTTCAACTACCAAAAGGTAGACACGCTGGTGTATCTGCACAAGAGGTAGAAACAGTATTACCAGAGGCAGTTACTAAACGACCAAATGACAAGTTCTTAACTGTTAAGTATGAGAAGTTAGTACCTCTATTGATAGAGGCCATCAAGGAACTCAAGTCAGAAATTGACGATCTGAAGTCTCAATAAATATTTAAAAATTTGTTATGAATTTGAATATAATTGATGAAGAAACTATTAGAGTTTCGGATAATGTTCACTATGAGGTTACTAAATTAGGCACACATCACATAATTACTATTGATAATGTGCTTGAGAATCCACAGTATTTTATTAAAAATATTGTGGAGAAGTTGCCTATAAAACATAACAATAGAAATCCAGACATAGTATTTCCAGGCCCAACTGGTAAGTTTCCAATTCTATTACCAGAGTTGGATTATCTAGTGGGTTATGTAATACAAAAGTGTACTGATTTTAAAAATATAGATCCAAAGAATGTAGAATCACTTTACCAACTAAACGCAATATACAGTGATGTAGAGGTAAAGAGAGCATCTATACAACCTCACGTTGATACAACTTTGTATGGAACAGTTTTGTATCTGAATCCAGAGGAGGACATACAGGGCGGAACTTCATTTTTCAGTCATAGTTCTACTGGACTAACTAATATGGAGCACGTTCACAAACCATTTAAAAGGACAGAGGAGTATTGGAATCTAAGAGAGTGGACTTATGATTTTATGAAAAAATCAGAGGAAAAAATAGATTGTGATTCTTTGTTAATGGAAGATGTATGGGAAGAAGAACACCATATAAAAATGAAGTATAATAGAATGATTATATTTCCTTCTTATATGTGGCACAGTGCCATTATTAAAAAAGGCTGGTATAAAGATAAACCAAGAGTTTCTTTATCTGGTTTTGTTCCACCATTTAACTTAGGAGTAGAATGACTGAATGGAATTACTGGACTATATCCTTCATTTTGGGGATGTTCTTTCTCCAGTCGATCATAGAAGATTGCTCGAAATATGTAGAGGAGTAGATTTTCCAGACTACAAGGCAGGCAACGACAAAGATTCCATGTATGATTTACATGCCAATCGTGGTGAAATATTGTTATCACCTGATGATGGAGAGTTGTATGACTTGACACATAGGGTAATGTTGAAACTCATGCCCAAGATATACAATGGATATTCTGAAATAAATCCACCAAACCCTCCGTTGTTTGATAAATACTCAGGATATTGGTTATGTAAGTATCCCGAAGGTGGTTACTTATCATATCATACAGACGCAGATGCTGACGCTGGTTCCGTAACAGTATCATATACTATAAATGATGATTACGAGGGTGGTGATGTTTCCTTTTGGAATGGTAAACATACTATCATGCCCAGAGAGAACTCTGCTCATGTTTATCCCAGTAATTTTCTATATCCACATAGAGTTAACCCTGTAACAAAGGGTGAAAGGTATTCTATTATTGTTTGGTTTTCGTATCAAAAAGGAGAACAATGGTTGATTTAGACAATCTAGTAAAGGTTTCAAATTCTGGTCAGTTCCCTGACTTGATGAATAGTTCTGATGTGGATAATATAAAGGAACTTATCAATGCTCAGTCTCTTGACCCAGCATTTGATTTGGGTGTAATCAAAACTTCTCCAACAAAACCAAGTAAGTATGGAGTCAAAGTTGCAGTTCCCACTGGTATAGATCAACTAGAGTTGTATGATGGTTCTATATTACAAAACAAAGTATTCAAGTACTTAGTAGATAATAAATCAATATATTTTGAGGAAGGCAAACCTGATATTCCAGTAGAGGAATTTTTATATTTTGATGATGTGCCATTATTTGCACCTACCATAGATGCCTTATGTGAACTTGCAACTACTATAACTGGCAACAGTGATACATCTAAACTTAAAGAGTTATTAAATCTTCTTGAAGATGTAGTTCCTGATAATGATGATTATGCCTTAACTACACTAATATTGAGTAAGTCAAATAAATCTATAAAACTCGGATTAAATAAGATTGCTGATCAAACAGTATCTACAGAGGTTTTTAAATTTCTTGGAACTAGATCAAATACAAAACTATATCAAAGTATTCAATCTGCCTCTATGCTTACAGAGAATGTTCTTTTAGATGACAGTAATAGAACGGAAGTCTACTTAGAATTTAATTCTACAGGTCTTGTAAAAGAACTTGCCTTTGCATTATATCCACGTTATCATAAAAGTGTAAATGATTATGTAGAGGGAGAAGATTACGGAGGCGTAAGTAAAGAACAAAGACACACTAATACTATATCTCAGGTAAAAGAGTGTTCATGGATGCCTGATAAATGGTCAGACGAAATTTTTAGATGGGAAAACCACCACCCCACCGCAGTGTACGCTGTTGCAATTTTGACAGCACAAATAGAAGGATTCCAAGTAGAATTAGAATACGGATATTAAGTTAAGGTTACGTTACCTGAGTTACTGGTACTAATTTTTCCACCAGTACCACCACCGCCACCGCCGCCAGCTCCTGCTGAACCAGATCTAGAACCATCTCCACCTACGCCACAACTACCATATTGGCCTGAACCAGTGTTACCAGTTCCGCCTTGATTACCTGTATTTCCGTTAGATTCAAGTCCACCTCCTGAGCCACCTGTACCACCTGTGCCTCCTTGCCCTGCTCTACCAGAACCACTAGAACCAGCTTGTCCACCAGCACCTCCAGCTAATCCAGCTTGATGAGTGTCTACCCACCACCCATTAGTAAAGTCGTAATAATATCCATTTCCTCTACCGCCAGAGCCACCAGCACCGCCTCCACCGCCTGAACCGCCATCGTTGTTACAATATTGCCTAGAACCCCAACAAAACCTTCCAGTACATCTACGTCCACCATTATGACCGCCTGAACCGCCTTGGCCGCCCGCACCGCCACCGCCGCCTCCTCCGCCACCGCCACCAACTCTACCATTGTAGTGACTGGTAGGCATTTTTATTGGAGAAGCAACGTGCATTGCAACATTCCCTGCTTGACCACCTTGAGCAGCTGCACCTCCATTTCCTGGCCACCCTCTAACTGGATATGAACCACTTTGAACATTTACTATTATTTCTCCACTACCACCTGAGTTTATTCTCACAGCGGGATTACCATTATCAGCTGGCCCAACATTACCAGTGATATTAAGAGTTTTCTTCACACCCGAAGTCCAAGCATTATCGCCAAATACCTCCCATCTTGCTTGTAAGTGCATCCAATTTCCATTAGCATTACCAGTTATACCATCAACTACGTTTCTAAAGTCGCCAAAAGAAATTTCTCCACTTGTAGGAATGTTATTGTTTTGAGTTATATTTGCAATATTTTCTCCTCTGTGGTACTTATCAATATTCTTATCATTCGTGCTACCAAACTTTGACCTAATATCACTAAATGATATTGACCCACTTCCAAAAGTGGTGCTGTAGGACACTGATAATGAACCATTACCAATAGCTCCTGATGTAAAATCACTTAAGACGTTGTTAGATACATCAGAGTAAGTTTTGGCAGAAGTTACATCATAATTCATATCATACATTTTGTCGTTATCAAGAGGGTCGATAGAAACTATCTTATCTCTAGATGCCCCATAGTGATTTGCAACACCTGACATATACTTGACGCAATCTTTTAAATCTTTATTATTGTTATAGGTAGTTCCGTTTAATCTTATGATCGCATTTACATATATCACACCCTCAGTGAATGCTAAGTCAGATATGCCAAGGTATTTGTTTAGTTCTATCTCATCTTCTATTCGTTGTTCAGTTCCTACTATATGGATTCTCTTAGTGCCTTCAGTTGTTCTTAATTCGTCATAGTCGTTATCATAATACCACACATAACATTTGAAGTCTCCTACAGTTGCAAGTGTCTTGTATATTTTCTCATGCCAACAGGCCACCTTTGCTGTTGGTGCGAGTTCTGAAACTTGTAGTTCTGGATTAGAGGCAATATTATATTCTTCTTGCTCTTGTATCGAACTATGATTAGTAATATCCATTAAAATATACTATTTGACAATAGTATTTATTGTGGTAGAATATATAGTGAAGAGTATTTTCAAATTATGAGTCATAAAGAAGATTTGACAAAGAGGGCGACAGACCTTCAAGCAGAAATCCAAGAATTGAGTAAAACTTTTGAACTCAAGAAAGAAGAGTTTTTAAAAGTTCAAGGTGCTCTTGAAATGTTACAGATTCTTGAGAATGAAAAAGGAAGTAAAGAAACTTGATGAAATAGTCATCAAAAAGAAACACCCAAAGAATTTTAAGACAATGTATAAGTCATATGTGCCAGTTGAGAAAGTGTCACAAGACTGATTGCCTATACATTTTCTTGATGTCATACTTATATTAAGTTAATTTTATTATGAAAACTCAAACACAAGAAATTGAAAGACTCAATCAGATAGAGAGACAAAAAGAACTAATTGCTCAACTGTCTGAAATGAGACAAAATATTGATCTACCGCCAAGAGTAATGGACGATTTACTCTGGGCAGAAAGATACAGACTAGAACGTAACCTACCTTGCTGGTTTATGACAATACCAGAAATAATGTTGGTGTATGGTTCTGCTTTATTAGAAATGGTAGATGATCAAAGTGTGCCGTGGAAAGTAAATGGTGCTATAGATTTAATCATTGATGATGAGTGTAGATTGATCAACCCAGCAAGATCATTTGTACACGTTTTTGTTCAAAGACAAGAGGACTTGAATGTTGAGGAAATCAAAAAGTGGTTAACAACATCTGGTGGATTTTTACATGAAAAGTGTCAAGCAACTGAAATGCAACACCTTAAGTATGCAAATACAACAACCCTTGCTGATGCTATGCACAGATCAATAATGGCATACATGAGTGGTGTTACTCAAATTCAATCAAGTATCAAGAAAAGACACCCATTAGAGACTACTGATGAGAAAGATGTTCAAGTTGAGTTTGATTTCTTTGAGAAATTGCAAAATGAAAGTGTTAGAGTTAAAGATGAACACATTGCTAAAGTCAGAAAAACATCTGGTTCTTTAAAAGACCCTGTTGACTTAAAATTTGACAAAATTCTTACTGACCTCAATATTGGTATGGCAGGATTTGGAGTTAATAAAGATGATGCTGTAATGGATTTTGGTGCCAAAGGAGAGACAATATTGAAAAATTTACTCTTAAATGATAAAGAATTTGAATATGTATCAAATGCCGAGGAACTTATAAAGAACAACATAGAGTTCATAGAGTCTTATATTGGTAAAGACTTAAGAAGTGGCGGTAGATCTCATAGAGTAAAAGGATTGTCAGTAATACTCAGAATGATGAGTAAACTTACTGAGGAACAGAGAGAATACTTTGAAGAGTTCTTGGAAGCAGAAGATATTAATTTAACTGACTCAGATTGGACTAGTCAATGTGTTCATAATTTTGCAACAACAACAGCATTTATTAGACTTGCCTTGCAGTTTAATCAGTGGTATCGTGAAAAAATGGAAGAGGGAAACTTATTTACATTTGCTTGGTTCAGAGAGGAATTAATATACATTAATAATCCAGAGGCGCCTGCTTATGTTAGAAGATGTCTCTCTGGAAAACCAACACATGAGGAGATAAAGTAAGATGAGTAATGCCTTTCATTATTGTATGAATAAATCGAGGGAGTTTTGCCAAGATAACCTTCAAGAATGGAACTGTCAATGTGGAGAAAAAAGATGTGTTCATACTGTAGGTATAGATTCTCCTAAAGGAATGACACACGTTCAACTAAACAAAAAGCAATCAAGACTATTCGGATATTTACCTATATTTGAGGCGGGACAAAGTGATCTACAACCAAATGTTCTTATGAGTCAAAAAGCTCGTAAGTTACTAAGTCAAGGTAGAGATAGAGAGAACACTTGGGATCACAGAGTACCACCACAACAAGCATTCTATTTCATAATGGATTTTCCTGAGATTTTCCTTGCTGATACAGAAGAGTCTTATGAAAACTTTAGACAACTAATTTTACTTGTTACAAGTCAATGTAGAGTTACTAAAATAGAAAATAGAATATTACAACAACAAACAAGTAGTGATTCTGATTCTTTAATACTAACTAGCATGACTAAGAACAAGTACAAAGATGCAGGCATAAAAATTGTACAGAAGGGTAAGAAAAGGGATTGGTCAGATGCTCGCCCAGTATCAAATATAATTGATATACCTGAGCAACTGTCACAGTGGGAGAGAAAATATTATTCTCCCGAATTACTAAAAGAAGTTGTAACCGCACTTTGATAAAAGTTTACGATAAATTCTTACCAGAAGAAGTATTTACGCCCATTAAAGAGTATATCTTTAGTGGGCAAATGCCATGGTATTATATGCCTAACTCAGTAAATGATGATGACAAGTGCCCACAATTCTCACACGCCTTGTATGTTGATTGTGAACCAATATCTGATGTTTATAATAGAATCAAACCAATATTTGCTACACTTAACCCGATAGGAATACACAGAGTTAAGTTCAATGCAACGCCAAGAACTGCAACAATTAAAGAGAAACCTTTACACTATGATGTGACAGGCCCAGAGGATTCTAGTGGTAACTATAATGATATACCAAACTTTGATATATGTGTGTTGTATATGAATGACAACAACGGATATACATATTTTGAGGACGGGCAAAAAGTAGAGTCAAAAGAGAATAGAGCAGTGTTGTTTCCTAGTAATTTGCCTCACGCTGGTACGTCATGTACAGACACAGACTTAAGAGTGGTTCTCAACATAGACTATTGTAAGTGGAATTAAATGGATTTATTTCCTACGTTATTAGAGGAGTATGATCTCACAGGGGCGCCTGGAGTTGATGAGTTCAGAGATCATATAATGAAAGGTATTGATGACAATATGCACAGAGGACACTCTCTGGCGGTCAATGGCGTGAGTTCTCATGGTGGTTTCGACCCACTGGGCGACCCTGCTGCACAAAATATAGTCAAGGCATTTCAAGAGTGTGTTAATCATTACTCGGACAAGATGGGCAACTGGCCATGTGTGATTAGTGGTGGTTGGTACAATGTTTTGCCAAAAGGTGGATTCACAGAGAGACACAGGCATGAGTCAAGTGTAATTAGTGGTGCATATTATATAAAATTGCCTGAAGATACTGGTAAGTTTTATGTTGTATCGCCCTTACAACAATATATGATGTGTATGCACTTTATTAAAGATAGTGTGTATGGTGATTATTTCTATGATGTTCCCATAAAAGAGAATCACCTGTATCTATTTCCTTCGTGGTTAGAACATGGAAGTAGAATTAACAACACAGAGGGAGACAGGATAACAGTTAGTTTTAATACGTCAGGTATAGCAAAAGAGTTTTTACAGTGATGGAAGTTGTAAATATACTACCTACGCCAGTTGCCATTATACCTTGCCCCTTTCATGCCAAAGTTAAGGAAACTATATTGAGTGAGATAGAGAAACAAAATGAAAACTCTCTCACATATAATGTAAATTCAAAAGATTTAAAACATATTGGACATTATTCAGTATTACAAGATGATGAAAAATATGGCAGATTTACAAATTGGATTGAACAACAGGCAGAGTATTATGCCAAGGAAGTAAAAGGAGACTATATTCCTGAGACAGTACAAGTAACAGACAGTTGGTATAATATGTCTGATGATGGAGGCAAACAGTATTTTCATCATCATTGTAATTCTTATATTTCAGGCATATATTATGTGAATTTTGATAGAGAAAAAGGACACGTTCCGACTTCATTCACAAATGACAGTAAGATTTATACGCCCCACGCTCCAGTATTTGATATATTTAAAAATAAATTGACACAGCATAATCAAGATAATCTAGTGTTTGCCAAGGAAGGCGAGTTATTGTTGTTTCCTTCTCAAATTGCTCATGGATATGAGAACAATAAGGGCGATGGTAGGATAACTCTCTCTATGAATATAATGCCCACAGTGGTAAGTAGTGGCGATTATGGGTGGCGATGTGTCAATCTCACGCCACAAGAGAGATTAAACGCCTTTACAATTTCTAAAGATTTCAACGCTTGACATTGGCGTGACATGGTTGTATATTAGATACATGGGAAACAAATTGATCTTAGTTATCAATTTTGTTTCTCGCACCCTATATTTTGTAGTTATGGCACTTTGGACAGCAAAAGTTATACTCAATAATAGACTCTTTTCAACAGAGTTTGAGAGTATATCGCCTTTTGGTTCTGATGCTAAAACAGAAGCAATGGGTAGATTTGGAACTGACAATGTACAGTTATTTCCAAAGTCCAATGCGTTGAGAGGTAGAGTGTGACGTTGGTATATGTGTCACACATCAAGTTGCCTTAACGATAAAATGTAGTATAATAAAAAATGTAAGAGAGAGGGTTTGTGTTTGTTCCTCTGCTCTTACATCTTTTTTATATGGAGAACTATGACAACACTAACTGAAGCAGAAAACAAACTAAAGATATTACAATGGACAGAGAAACTCTGCCGTTGCCTTGAACAACAGTACAGAGATTATTCTTTACGTTCTATTGTTAACACTCAAAATATGTCAGAAAAACCTGACCCATTTCTACAGGATAAGGTTACTAAGATTGAGTCTGGCGAAGATGATAGGATTAGTTTCTTTATAGAGAAGGGCAGAAAATACTATAAAGTTTGTTTACGTTGGAAACAGGTCAATCGTCAGTTTGGCGATGATATAAGCGTTCATGCTTTTGTTGATAAGAACACAGGCGAAGTATATAAACCAGCAGGGTGGAAGAAACCTGCTAAGCACGTTAGATTTAATATGTGTGATGATACCGACAGGGCAAGAATGTATGCCGTTTGTGATTGGTCGGGCGGTTATCTCTACATGAGATAATCTATATCATTCTAAATAACTAAAAAGAATAAATTATGGTTTACGATTCATTAACCTCTGATACTGAGGCACTAACTAAAGTCAAGTTGCAACAAGTTGATAGATTAAAGAAACAACTACAAGCAGCGATGAAAACTATAGGCAACCTTGATGAGAGATTGACTTCTCTTGAGTCAATGGTTCATGCTTCTCTACTCAAACAGCAAGATGATATTGCTGGACTTGTTACTGAGATAAACAGTATCAAAGGAAAGGCAGAGGAAGATGCGGCAAAAAGTAAATTTGATATGGACGCCATGCCTGCTGAGTATGGTGGTGTTGGTGCGCCTCCAGTTGGATAGTTGCCAACCATCACATAATATGTAATACTAAGATTGAACACACAACTTTTTTTATGGAAGAAGAATTTATTGAATATGATCTCTATGAGATCGGCGAATCCACTGACAATGAGTGGTTACAGGATATAGAAGGAGTCGAAGAGGTATTTGACCCAGAGACACAAAAACTACTAGCACAGTTCTAAAACTGTCACAATGCCCCTAGAATCTAGGGGCATTTTTTATTATAATATGGTTATTGACACAAACACTATGGAATTGAGAGATCATCAAAAAGACATTATACAGTTGATGACAACACAAACCAAAGGCAAGATTCTTGTGCCTACTGGTGGTGGTAAGACAATGTGTATGATACAAGATGCTAAGTGGCGTTTTACAATACCTGTGCCACAGACCATAGTTGTTGTTGCTCCTAGAATACTATTGGCAAATCAATTATGTTCAGAGTTCCTTGAGCATATTGATAATGTAGAAGTGCTTCATGTACATAGTGGAGACACACATCATTTCAAGACCACTAAACCTAAAACTATGGAGAAGTGGTATCACAAAACTGTCAAGAACATATTGATCTTTACAACATATCACTCACTTCACAGAATACAGGAAGCACAGGATATTGAGGTGGACACAATATATTTTGATGAGGCACACAATTCAGTACAAAAGAACTTCTTGCCTGCTGTAACTCACTTCTCAAAATATGCCACTCGCAAGTATTTCTTTACTGCTACACCAAAAGAGAACAGAAATCCTAAACTTGGCATGAACAATACCAAAGTATTTGGTAAGGTTATCTCTCAAGTGCCTGCTCCAGAGTTGATTGCTAAAGGTTATATCATACCGCCTAAGGTCAAGGCAGTAAAATATCCTATCAATCATTTTGGTAGTCAGGAAGAGATTGATAAGACAGTTATCCTTGATGCTCTCAAGAATGAGGAGCACATGGACAAAGTATTGGTAACTGCTAAGTCAACTACCAATATTGCCAGACTTGTTAATGGTACAAACTTCCAAGCAATATGTCATTCTATGAAATACAATGTGTTACATATTACATCAAAGTTTGGTGCTGTCATCAACGGTAAGAAAGTCTCAAGAGAGACATTTTTTAACTTAATGAACAAGTGGGGTGCTGACCCTACCAAAAAGTTTGTTATGTTTCATCACTCTATATTATCAGAGGGTATGAATGTATCAGGACTCACTGCTGCTATATTGATGAGAAATCTTGATCTCATTACAATGGCACAGACTATTGGTAGAGTGATACGCCTTGATAAGAGTGATGCTGCCAAACTACAGACAGGAGAACTAAAACCACAGGGCAGTGGTTTCAAGAAACCATTTGGCAAGATGTTTGTGCCAGTGTATAGCAATGTTGGTATCAGCACAGAGAAAAGATTACAGAGTGTTGTTGACACAATATTCACAAAAGGAGAGGCACAAGTCTCTATCACAAATGTAAAACACTAGATAGTAAAACCGAGGCAACTATGGAAGAAAACAGAATGGAGGCAATTCGCCATTTATCGTTAACGAAAATGGAAGAACAATATGCCAAAAGAATGGAGGAATTAGTCTCAGATATGAAACTTGAAACTGCTGAGGCATTAATGGAAGAAATGACCTACACAGGGAGTGAGGAGTACGATTGCGACTTATTTCTTGATGACTTAACTGATTGGTTAGATAATCCATTTCCAGGCACAGACCTACGTTTTTATGACAAAGATGACTAAAGAAGAGAAACAAACTCAAAAAGAATTGATGCAATTAGTTTATCCAAATCACTTGAAATATCTGAAGAAACTAAAGGCGGCATTGAAACGTGACCCACATGGCATAAAACCTAAGAGAAAAACTAGGAAGAATTATAAAAAGAAATGAATGAAAGTTTATTATTATTTGGCATAGGAATCAATAAGTTTAAAATTAACAACTGGACAGAAAAGAAACCTAAGTTGCTAGAACTAATAGATTTTGATGATACTAAAGTACAGAGTTGCGAATCAGATTATTTTAAATATCAGGCAAGAGCGCCGTATATTGAAAGTTTCGTAACAATTCTTGCTGAAGATTTAGATAACCTAGTAAACAAATTCACAGAAGAATTACAAGAGCGTTATCATGGAGAGTGCCCAATTCAAAACATAGAGACATGGGAACTATGGGCACAGAGATATACACTAGGGCAATATCATGGAGCACATAATCATGGTAACATGAAAATATCATGTGTATTATATGTTGACTTTGATGTGAATGAACATAGACCAACAAAGTTTTATGCTCCCTTTACAAATCCATATATGGGTGTAATAGAAACAGTATCGCCTCCAGTTGAAGAAGGCAACCTTATTGCTTTTCCCTCTACTCTATTACATGAGTGCCCGCCATGTGAGTCTGATAAACCTAGAACAGTATTTTCTTTTAACATACCATTGAGGTGACAATTATATAAGTGGCACACAGGTGGTTGTAATCTTATGTCAATGTAGTATTATATAAATGTGGAGGGAAGAGTTAGTACTCACACCTTCAAGGTAGCGGATACCACACCAGAACACGCTTTTAATTTGAACTTAGGTCTAAGTTGAGTGAAGCACCTCTTGACCTTCCTTCCACATTTATGTTATAATGGTTGTATGAAGAACAAACACTTGGAACACATAGAGGATCATGTGCTTACTGGCAGACAGGGAGCGCTTAATGCTATCAAGTTTTTGGACACCAAACAGAGTCAGGTATCAGTAAAATATGATGGCGCCCCCGCCATAGTATATGGAACTAACCCAGAGAATGGCAAATTCTTTGTAGGAACTAAGTCAGTATTCAATAAGAGAAGAATCAAGATAAACTATACTCATACTGATATTGAATCAAATCATGGACATATACCTAAAGTTGCCTCAATTTTACATATATGTCTAGACAGATTGCCACATAATGATGGCATTTATCAGGGCGACTTTATTGGTTATGGTGGTTCAGATACCCATACACCAAACACAATTACATATAAATTTGATGATGTAATTGACGATATTATTATTGCCACTCATACACAGTATATTGGTGCTACCATACAAGAGTTAGATGCTAAGTTTCATTATAGAGAATCTAAGAGTTATGGTGTTCACTTTATTGATACAAGTGCATCAATATCTAATAGACATTTTAGATTAAGTTTACTTGTCACACTTGCTAAGACTATCATACCATTTGTAAGATTTCCACATGATGATGACATAGCAGAGTTGAAAGTAAATATCAATAGTTATATCAGATCAGGACAAACACTTGATGCTGATAAGTTGGCAAGTGATACTGGATATTCCAGAAACTTATTTCACTTATACAATATGATAATTGAGATAAAAGAATTACTCATGGAAGGCATTACTACTACAGATAATGTTCAATGTCTATTTGATAGTGTGCCCTATGAGCATGAGGGTTTTGTGATGTCTAACGACTATGGTACTTTCAAACTTATCAAACGTCAACAGTTCAGTTACGCCAATTTCAACAATAGACAGTTCAGATAGTGGCACATGGGGTGGTTGCTTTTTAATTTATCTCGATTATCATTAGTACATCAATCAAACAAACATCATGGTAACACCAGCAAGCAACTACACAGCATTTCTCACTCTTATAGGTGACATTAACAATGCTTTTTGTCACC